CAATGTTTTGTTTGATCAAAATATCCCCGCAACATGGAATAGGTTTGTCAGCAGGGTTGAGCCTCTCTTGGAAGATGTTCAGACACGATATGGTCTCACTGACTATAAATTAGTTCTGGACAATACGACAACGACGCCAGACTTGATTGATCGTAATGTGATGTATGCCAAGATTTTATTGAAGCCAGCCAGAGCTATTGAATTTATCGCTTTGGACTTCTTTATCACGTCAGCCGGCGCTTCTTTTGAAGATTAAATTTATCAGAAACTATTTAAACTGTAGACCATAGGAGAATATTTACATGCCAACCGCCACTTTTTGGAATTTAGCCACAACCGAACCTAAGAGACAATTTAGGTTTATATTGGAAATGGGCGAAATGGGACAAGCAGCATCTTTTGCATGCAAAGCTGTTTCGAAGCCTTCGGTGAGCTTGGACTCAACACAGCACCAATTTTTAAATCACACTTTCAACTATCCAAATCGAGCAGTTTGGCAACCTATTTCCGTTACCTTAGTGGATATGGTCTCTCCTGATATGGGAGCCTCTATCTTGGGGATTTTAAGAGAATCTGGCTATACGTGGCCAACTGATATAAACATGGCATCGACAAACATAATTAAAAGTCAGGCAGCATCTGCTTTCGGTAAAGTAAAAATTAGCCAACTTGGAAAGCCTTTTGGGACAAACCTCAATGTGAATGTACAAGATTGGACAAACGACATTGTTGATCAGTGGGTACTTTTTAATGCCTATATGGGTGGTACTGTCGACTTCGGTGGCGAACTATCTTATGGCAGCGATGACTTAGTAGAGGTTAAATTTGATCTTATTTACGACTATGCTTACATGACTTATGCTGGCGGTAAACACAATGGATGGAAGGGACAAGCTGCCGATGGGATTGCTCCCAAATTCAAAAGTCCTTTGGATACTAAAAAGACTTAATTTTGATTAGAAGAGGTAAGAATGGAATCGAGAAATAATAGTACTCGCTTGTCGGTGCCTGAACCATCAGACCCCGACGCAGCGCAGACTGATATTTCAACACAACAAGAACCGGCTCAGCAGGACACAAATAAGAATAGCTTATTAAACTTTATTCGCCCCACTGAGTTTGTTGAACTTCCTACAGAAGGAAGGTTCTATCCAGAGGGGCACCCCCTTCATGGACAGCATTCTGTTGAGATAAATATGATGACTGCCAAGGAAGAGGATATCCTCACCAATCGTTCTTTAATAAAGAAGGGTGTGGCACTAGACAGGATGGTGCGTAGCTTGTTGATTGATAAGAGAATAAATGTTAAAGATTTGTTCTTAGGTGATAAAAATGCCATAATTGTGACAGCGAGAATATCTGCATATGGACCGGAATACAAAGCTTCTATTACTTGTCCTTCCTGCAACACTGCTGAAACTTATGAAATCGACCTGGAAGAGGTCCTTGCCGATAGTGAAGGGTTTCAGATGCCATCCGGCGTAGAAATGAATCACAGAAATAATTTTATTATAGAATTACCCAAGACTGGTATTAGCGCGGAAGTTCGCTTGTTAAATGGACATGACTCAATTGAAGACACCAAAAAGAATAAGAGCATGGGCTTAATTGATATGTTTAAGAAATTTGTGGTTTCGCTTAATGAAATTACAGATAGAAAACAGGTAGATGAATTTTTAGAATTAATGCCGGCATCTGACTCAAAGATCTTGAGGCAGAAATATGGCGAACTGGTCCCTAACATCGACATGGATTTGAGCTTCGAGTGCAACACTTGTGACCACGAACAGACAATGGAGGTTCCGCTTAGTGCGGACTTTTTTTGGCCTGGATCATGAATATAGTGAAAATGTATATGAGCAAATGTTTGCAATGGTTTTCCATGGAAAGCTTAGCCTAATTGAAGCGTATAACTTACCTGTTGGGCTCCGGACATGGTTCTTGGGACGTCTCAAACGTGAGTTCGAAGAAGAGAAGGAACGTTATGAGGAGGCATCTCGACGTGCTAATTCATAGGGGCATCGACATATTTTGCTAGCAAAACTAATTATATTGACCAATCGAGGTATATTTCGTGGAAAAAGTGGTAATTGATTTATATGAGTATAAGTTATTAAAAGAGGGCTCTTTAGCTAACTTTGGTGCTAGTCTCAAATATACCTTACAGGCTATGTTTGGGTACTTTCGTGCACCGAACCTTACTATTCGCGGTACCTCTGGTGATATTAACAAATTTGTTCTCGCTTTAGCCGGCGAGAAGAAACATATGGAAAGTTATTTAAAGCATGGTCTTGAAGACCCCAGAACCTTGAGAGACAAATACAAACTCAAGAACGCTGTAAGTGCATTTGAAAGGGAAACGGGTATTAAATGGCCGTTTAAATAGGGATTGATCTGAATGGCTGATGAACCAACAATTACACAGACTGAAGCTTTTACAGCAGCCCTGGCAAAATTAAATGCCGAACGCCAAAAAGAACTTGATGCCCGCAAGAAGTTGGCTCAAAGCGCTAAATTAGAATATGAGCGTCTGCAACAGGAAATTAATCTTCTAGAAGAGCAGAGAAAAGCGTCTCAGAACATGGTCATATCTCTAAACGAGATCCAGCAAACAGCTGGAGAAAGCAGAGAAGCTGCCATGGAAGCTATCAATGCACAAGTCAAGGCACTTGGAAACCTTACAGATGCATCCAAAGAACAAAAAGAAACCTTAAAGGGTCTAAAAGAGCTTCAGGAAAAGGGGACCGACTCTATTCATGAAAACATTGAGGCTTTAAAGAATCAGAATCAGCAGGTTCTCGCAAGCACCAAGAATCTGGAAGAACTCAAAAAACGTTCGAAAGCAGTGGGAGATACCATATCGACGACATCCGGAGCGGTGATGGGTCTAACTGGCGAATTGGGGTCGAAAGGTCTCGGCGGTGCCCTTGGAATGGGCATCACTCAGGGTGTTGGCTTTAAAGATACTTTATCTGCCATGGCAACATCTGCCGCAAAGTTATTCAATCCCATGAACTTAGTTGGAAATGTTATAGCCAATACCGTTAATAGAACAATGGAATTCGGGAAAATGCAAGCGGATCTTAGACAGCTTACCGCATCCGGCGACGAGATGAATAAGATGTTCCTGAAGTCTTTCGAGGCAACACGCGGTTTAGGTGTGGCGACCGAGGAGCTAGCCGGCTATTGGAGAACTCTGGAAACCAGTTTTGAGGGGTTCAATCGCTTAACACAAACACAACAGGTAGAATTGACTAATTTAACTGCCACTATGGAACGATATGATGTAGCTGTTCAAGACACCGTTGACGCTCAGGAGTTTATGCAACAGGCACTGCAAATGTCAAGCACACAAGCCGCAGAAACTCAAGCAGATATGGTGGCTTTAGGAAAGGCAATAGGACGCCCAACGCAGATTATAATGAGAGACTTTAAATCTGCTCAGAATGTGATAGCACAATTTGGAAAGACTGGATTTGACGTATTCAAAAAATTAAGCGCACAAGCTGAAGCAACCGGTATGGAGATGAATTCTCTCTTGGGTATCGCTGAAGGGTTTGATACCTTTGATAGTGCTGCGGATAAAGTTGGCTCGCTAAACGCATTAATGGGGGGTGCCTATTTCGATACTATGACAATGGTAGCTGCTACTGAGGCGGAAAGAATTGAATTAATGAGAGAAGGTATTGCCGCATCCGGTAAATCCTGGGAGGCAATGGGACGATTTGAAAGAAAGTCGATCATGGCAGCTGCTGGCATCAGCGATATGACCGAAGCTAATAAACTGTTCGGCAACAGCCTTGAAGTATATTATGAACAAGAAAAAGCAGCTGCTATAGCATCGGGAAGTTTGTCGTCTTTAAGTGCAGAGGCAAAAAAGAATCTCACCCCTCAAGAAAAATTAGCTGCTATAACGAATCAAATGACTATGGCTCTGCAGCCATTAATCGATGGGCTTAGCATCTTCTTAGATGTGTTTATCAAATTAACGAGCATACTTACATCAACGTTCGGGCAAATCGCAATGGGCATTGCTGTGTTGGTGAAGTTTCGTGGAGGCATTGGCATCGCGGCAAAGGGGGTTTCTTTGCTCAAGGAGAACTTAGGAAGTGTAAAAAATACTGCAGCTGGATTCTTTAAGACACTGACAAGCAATGAAGGAGGGCTTAAGAAAGCCACCCAAGGGTTGTTCAAGATGAAGGATGTGACGAAAGATTTAGCTGTCGCCGGCAAGGGAACCGAAAAAGTAGGAAAGTCTTTTGCACAAGTTATTAAAGCAGTTGGATCTGCAGCACAAAAGAGCAAAGAGGGTATCTTGGCTCTTGGTGGTGCAATATTGATGATCGGTGGAGGTATCGCTATAGCGGCTCTTGGAATGGCTGAGCTGGTAAGATCGTTCCAAGAATTGACCGGAGAACAAATAGGGGGCGCACTCGCCGCCATGGTCATAGTCATGGGAGGGTTCGTTGCGCTAATGTATGCAATGGTGCCAGCAATCGCCGCATTGGGAGCCGCAGGCACCGCAGGCTCAGTGGGGCTTCTGGCATTGGGCGCTGCTTTTTTAGCGGTCGGAGCCGGCGTCAAATGGGCGGCTTCGGGGCTAGCTGATATAGCTCAAGCTTTTGCCTCTGTGGTGACCAATATAGACAAATTAGGTCCGGAAGGAGCAACCTATATAAAAGACCTGAGTAGTGAAATCGATGACTTCATGCAAAAGATTGATGACATGGATTTAGGCAAGCTTAAAGAATTTTATGCAACGGTCGCCGCTGGACGTGTGACTTCGGAAGTCACAACGGGAGCTGCGGGGGGAGGAGTTGGTCACAGCCGCTTCGAAGCCATAGCAGCCCAACAAACCTCTACTGCACAGGGTATTGCCGGAGGGGTAGCTGCTGCCACCGCTGCATCACCCCAAGCCCCTTCTGTCGGGGGTACGCCAACAACTGCAGCACCGAAGCAAGAAGTTATCTTAGAGGTTGATGGAAAAAGATTAGGAAGAGTGGTATATGACAGCTTCTTGAAATCCAAATTGCAGCCCGTCCTGGAGACAGTATAATGGCCGATGCATCTAATGAGCTGTATAAGAAAGGGCATTCATTACAAATCATGCACGTGCCCACGGGTAAAATAGTTGAGTTTAAAGCATTTGTTACGGATTTCGCTGATAACTATAATTCCAATTGGAACTCACAATCAGTATATGGAAGAATGGATCCAATCGCCACATTCCAAGGTACAACGAGGGAAATAAAGGTTTCATGGACGGTACCGTCTCACAGCAACGAAGAGGCTAAATTGAACTTGCAGAAAGCCTCATTGCTTTTTTCAATGCTCTATCCAGCCTATGAGCCATCAGCCGTAGGACGTTCAAGTGCGGGGCAAATCAGCGCAGCGCCGCTCTTAAAGATTAAGTTTGCTAATTTAATTTGCAGCGTCACGGATGGCGAGAAGGGAGTTGGCGTAAGAGAAGCGGGTCTTTTGGGTTTTGTCAACGGTGGAGTCAGCCTCCAGCCCAACTTCGCACAAGGATTTCATGATCCAGGATTTGGTGAACTATATCCCCTTTCTTATAGCTTGAGTCTCAGCTTCACTGTGCTACATACCCATAAACTTGGCTGGCAAGGAGGATCCTCCGGAGGCGAATCTAGACTTACGGAAACCAACAATGCCAAAGCTAAACAATTTCCTTATGGCAGTCCTTATCCAAAAAAATCCACTAACATAGTCAACGATCCAGCTGATAGCGATGCAAAGGTAAACCCTGAGAATTCTGGTGGGACTACGCATTCTCCCGAGGAGGATAATCCTGACCCAAAACCGGGCGATATCAAATCAGGTCTCGTCGATGAGAAAACTGGTAAGCCTATTCCTGCGTCTGCAGCAGCACCTGAAAGGGTGCCAAACAACCCTGGTGCTGTAGAACAAGCACTGGAAGATTGTGCACTTAAAGCCACGCAGTCAGAACCATTTTTTCTCGAAGAAGGTGGTTTTGAAAAAGTAAAAGATACATGTGGCTAAATAACTACTAGCTGGTATTATTCGGTTAACTATTTATTAATATATACGCGAGGTAAGAGGCAAAAATGACGGTACGAAGAGATGATATGAGGGAAATTGTATATAATTCTAGTGAATCGTATGCAGATATTCTGGCTCGTAGGGGTAAAAATTTCATTGAGCAGTATGCCACAAAGCAACTGAGTTACCCGTCCAAGGCACAGATTAGTTCTCTTTATATTAAGAAACACTTTTGGGGAGTAGGAGATCATTATTGGAAACTAGCTTCGGTTCACTATGGTGACCCTGAGCTTTGGTGGGTGATTGCATGGTTTAATAAAAAGCCGACTGAGGCGCATATGAGGAGTGGCGATATGGTTTATATACCGTTTCCTCTCGATAAACTATATAATTATTTAGGTGTCTAGGGGGAATGTTTCGTGAGCGATTTAGACACCACAGATAGTGCCAAAGCCGCAGCCGATGAGGCAGCTAGAGATGCCGCCAAAGTAAGCAGGGCACAAGACCAATGCTTCTTGATCGATGGTTGGCGCACGCTTCGAGCCAGGAACGAAAATAGAAGCTATTCTAACCTGATTCCTATGGCTGTTAATTCAGGTGAGATTGTTTCTTTAATGAACGCGGAACCTGATGCTTCTATTTTCTTCAAGATGACACCAGCCCAGTTGTCACTTTTGGTGCCGACTATAAGACTTTTCTTAGTTGACTATAATGTAAATAAAAATAATGTTCATGTTGAATCGGGGATGAGGGAATTGTATTTTGATGACTTCATTCATGAATCAGATATTGAGGATATTCTAAAGTCTGCTTCTGGGAGAGGTTCCGGCGTCGGCATTAAGGGCTTTTCCTATACTTATGACGGTGGCAACTTTGCTACGATTGATAAATCAATTGTGGCAGACTTGAAGATAATGTTTACGGACATTAATATATTCACCAGAAAGCAGCAATCTAACGGTGCCTCCTTTGTAGATTTGGTTGAGCGTGTGGGCAAATTCATACCATCAAATAATAACAGGGCCTCTAGAAACCTGGCGAATGCATCTTCTTTTTGCCGTTCACCCAAGACAAAAGCCGAAAAACAAAGGACTAGCGGAGCCACTCAAATTCTAAATCCAGAATTCCGTAGGATAAAGGCTTTAGTTGGCTGGGCTCTTCCCACAAAGAAGGGGGAGGAATTCCTCAGTAATGCTTTTTTTGATGGAGCTAGCGTCAAAGGTATCAATTCACTATTAAAGAGGATGCAACTAGAATTATTTCTGGATATGACCGGACATAAACTGGATTTCCATAATGATGGTCGCATAGAACTATCTATCCAATATAGGGCTTCGGTGGAAAGCGAGATGCTGTCACCAGAAGCAGATCTGTTTTTCAAAATAAAGAAGCAGCTGCGCACCAATGCAGAGAATGCTCAGGAAGAAACAAAAAGAGCAGAGACAGCCGCCGACCAAGATGCTGCACAAGAGACCAGTGAACAGGCGCGGAAACATGATCGCAATCGCGAAGGCGGCGAAGGAGACACATCTCTTTGGAATCAGATGCGCGCTGCCTTAGGGGCTAAAACAGAAGGGCAAGAATATCGAGAAGATCTCGAAAAAATTCTAGCAGAACAGAAACAGGCTATAAGGGAGTCCATGACTGCTGCCAACAATAGGTTGAAATACAAAATATATCAATCATTTATTGGGAATCTTATTGGTAAACGTACCGTGTTTTATGTCGACGTTCCCAAGAAGGAGTATTCTAAGTGGTTACAAGGTATATCGCCACCTGTCACTTCCGATACAGAATATAGCAAAAAGAGAGCTGCCGGCTCAAAAAGACATTTCGCTGATAGCGTAATGAAAAAATCTAAATTCGAACAAGGCATCGGGGGTGAGGCTGCACTTTCGAATGGATATTCAACCATAATGAGCGGCTTGACCGACGCCCACGCCGCAAAAGATACCAAAGCCCAAGAAGAAGAGATGAAAAAGATGGGTGCGGAGCTTCATCGTGTTACAACAGATGGTAACGCTAAATACAAGAAGCCCGCCAACGCACGAAGAATACATTTTATGTTTCTTGGTGACATTTTGGATGTTGCGATGGGTACTTTTGTAAAGAATTTGGAGGACAAACGTGAATCAAAGGTTCGCATGATTGCATCAACGATGTCGTTTGTAGATCCCAAAACTGGCGAGACGGCAGATGTTAACCTATGTGATATTCCGATAGCTTTAGACGAATTTATTATGTGGTATAAGGGCAATGTGATTGATAAGATGCGCCCTTCTTATAAGATTCTGAATTTTTTAGAAGATGTACTAAAGACTCTCGTTTCACAATCATTGGGATACAATTGCTTTACTGGCATGGGACAGACTTATCCGGAATTAGGTGTGGTACCGATGCAATACGCTCTTTCCTCTAAGGGCAAAGAGCCAATTCCCAAAAAAGACGGTAGATATCCGCGAATCTCTTCTTCAGATTTATTGCGTAAAACATTACAGAAGCATCGACGAACAGGGAAGCCGGCTGAGTCTTATATTAATTACGTTGTTTTGCATGCCTCAATACGCGCATCGGCTCATATGAACCCCTTAAATGTTGATAAAGATGAGGCAGACGGAATATATCATCTTGGCATCGGGTTAGATCGCGGCATAGTCAAGGATATTAAATTCAAAGCTTCGAAGTTAGCGCATGCCGACACGGCACGCATAATCGATCAGGGGATGGAGAATATAGGACAGCTTTTCAATAAGTATGACGCAGATGTCACTATCTGGGGATGTCCTCTTTTTAAGAATGGGCAACATATTTATATAGACCCTAGAACTATGGGCGTCGACTCTCAAGTGGCACGCTTATTGGGACTAGGGGGCTATTATGTTATAACGAGGGTGGATGGAGAGCTGTCATCGGACGGATATTTCATGACCTTGAGTTCTAAATTCGTCAACAATGGTCTGTGCGCGGGCGAATCCCCTCCATTACGCCAAGCCCAGGTGAGTGCCGAAGACCAACAGCATGCTTCCAACCAGCCCATAGGAAAAGCGCCTGGAGGAGACAAGAAATTACTCCGCAATATAAGTGACGTACCTGAAAGTCTCCCGAAAGATACGCCGGCTTGATGTAATTCTCATAGCGGAATCTAATTATTATATGCCCTTTCCAGCACCAAAATTTCCTTATGCGAACAACGATATGGCTACCGTTGATCTGTTTAACTACCGCAAGCTCTATAAAGATAAGGTACTTACTAAAGAGACCGGTGGCTTGGAGGCATCTGTAGCTGATATTTGGTATAATCGGCATTTATATGGAAAGATTAACCAGAAGGGAGATTTCATTATTCTAAGGGAAGGCAATCTGGTTTCTTATTTGCCCACTGAAAATGGTGAAACACATTTGGCTGTAGATTTTGTATCACGCGCTTATCGCGATATGATAGAGACTATGAAGAAGGAGAGAGCTTTTGTTAGCACAAACCCGAATAACTCTCCTTATGTCAATTTTACGGTTAAGAGAGCTTGGACAAGTGTTTATGGTAAGTATTATGAATATATGGGCGATATCTATTCTCATTTAGCAAATTATCTTCATGAAAATAAGAACAGCAGTAAAATTAAGAATTTCAGCGACTTCACGGATGCGTTCTTCGAGTTCTACGATAGAATGGACTTTTTATCCGCTCCTATGACTTTATCCGGCTTTGTTAGCAGTCGTCTGTGCCCTAACCGCAGCTGCGGTCTAGTGTTAGATATTAGCGCACGGGATGCATCCAATGACAGAATTAAATACAATGTCTTTGTCAATGACGAGAACTTTGAGATCTTCCAGCATTATGCCGGACGATTCGGGTTTGTAATAGACAAAAATATGCCATGGAGGTTGCTAGCTAACCTTAATTCGTGTTATATGAGAAAGATGATGTTGGATAGCCGCGTATATTATGATCCGACTGGAAAGACGTCCATGGGTGCCTTAGACAACCTCGATAAAAAGGACTTGGCCCGACTCGCCGCCTCTACTTTGGATCAATACAGCGAACAGGAAGCGTATGAGAAGAGCTTAGCTGCCGTCGAACAAGCTTCAAAAAGTGATTTAAAATCTTGGAAGGATGCAATGGCACAACAACTTGATAATGTTTTTGATCTATACTATTTTAAAACATATGAGCTTGATTTGAAGTATCTGAAGAATTATCTGTATCAAATGTATCGGAGCTTTATTAGCGACTCTCCTTACTATGAAAAGTACGAGGGATGCTCCGGCTCATCAAAAAAAATCAAGAAACCAAGAATAGGACTTGACATTGAGGCAGAAAGCGATTATACTTCTAAGGAGTTTTGGTTGACAAGATATTTTGAGATAAGAAGAAGAGAGACGAGAGCTGTATTCTCGACGTCAGAAATTAATTTCATAATGTTCAATGCTAAAAAGATATGTGCCATTTACGGAGAGAACAAAGCTTTGGAGTTTTTAAATACTAAGCTTAAGAAGAGACATAAGTATCTTTATACGATGCCTCCGGTTGCTCCTCAAGTGGAACGCAATTGCGACAAGAAGACAGATTCTGAAGGTTTTCAAGGACCGATACTTCCAGATCTTGGTTATAATTCTTGTTTGTAGAAAAACGTCTTCATAATTCAAAAGGGGAATGATGGATTCACTAGAAGTGTTTCAAGTAGTTGATTTTAAAAGACATTGTAAGAGTAAGTTTTATCTTGAGGGAGACTTTGAAGATAATCTTTCTATCACTGATGGCATCACTTGGAGATATAATTCTCACATTAGCCAGTCACAAAATCATGATTATGCCTATATATGGTCCCAAGGAAAAACATTGCTTGAGGCTTGTCCGGACGCTGATAAGGAGTACTTCTCTTCCTTAATGGGGAGGTTTAAAGCTTTCTACGTTTCTTTTAGAGAGGCGAAGCTTGATGAACAGGATTTGTGTTTTTTCGATACAGTCCCTATTAAGTTTCTCAAAGAGTGGTGTGAGATACAGAATACTATTTGCGCGCACGTAGTTAAAGCTAAGATGCCTTATGATTATCATTTCCAGAGGGAGTTGTCTTTTTTGATCGAGGAAATAAGGAGCAGAGAGCTAAGGCTAGATTGGAGCGACCTTAATCCGGCAAGTAAGAAGATTGCTTCGCTTCTAAGGGTAAGGAATGAAAACAGGACCCGTATTCATTACAATCAGTATGGGACGGTTACGGGACGCCTCTCAACAACGCCTTCTTCCTTTCCCATACTGACTATCGATAGAGCAAACCGCGCCATTCTCAAGCCCACAAACGACTTGTTAGTCGAGCTTGATTATAACTCAGCCGAATTAAGAACCGTGTTGGCCCTTGATGGGAAAGAACAGCCTGATGTTGATATTCATTCTTGGATCAATTCGAGGATATTTAACAACGAGTACACGAGGAAAGAGGTCAAAGAAAAAGTATTTGCATGGCTTTATAATCCTAACGCTGAAAATAAAGACTTGACTTCTTTGTTCGAACGTGAGAAAATATTGCAAAAGTATTATTGTTTTGAATTAGTTACTCCCTTTAAGAGAGTTATTGAAGTCGACGATAGAAAAGCCTTTAATTATTTGATTCAAAGTACAACAAGTGATATTGTTTTAAGGCAGGCTCTGAAGATAAGAGAGCTATTTAAAGACACAGAGTCTTTTATATCTTATATTATACACGATAGCATTGTCTTAGATATCAACAAGGAACAGCAACCGTTGTTAAATGAAATCATTAAAACATTTTCAGACACCGATTTCGGGGAATTCAAAGTTAATGTTTCGATGGGAAAAGATTACGGAAACATGAAGAGGGTAAAATGTCAACAATAATAGGATTAGGTAGCGGAGGCTGCGCTGTAGCGCAGAAATTCCTGTTCTACCCTCAGTATAGCATCTATCTCATAGACACAGAAAAACACCAACATAAACATTCTTTTCTCGTTGAGAAGCAGGACTCCCATCAGGCTTATGAAGAACATTTTCCCAATGTCCAACAGTTTCTTGAGCATGCAAAGCCGCCATATGCCGTTTTCGTGGGAGGCTCAGGTGCTATTTCTGGTGCCACCTTAAGGCTTTTAGAGCAGATTGGAACCAAAGACATTGATCTTATTTACATAAAGCCCGATGTTGATTTGTTATCTGACTTGAGGCAAAAGCAAGAACATTTAACGTTCCAGGTTCTTCAGCAATACACCAGGAGCATGCTCATCAAGAATATGTTCATTGTTTCTAATGGTAATTGCGAAAAGCTAATTGGAGACTTGACTATCCGAAATTTTTATGATAAGATAAACGACTTAATAAGTTCAACTTACCACATGTATAATGTATTTACCAATATTGAGCCAGTGATGCAAACTCTTTCAGATCCTCTGGAAATCGCTAGAATAGCAACACTCGGCTTTGTCGATAGGGAAGGGAATGAGAATCTTTTATATGACCTTCAGTTTCCTCGTGAAAAACATTATTACTATTCCATACACTCAGAGAATCTTGAAAACGATACGAAGCTTTTATCTCGCATTAAAAGCGAAATTCGTTCAAGGCTGGACGGCAAAACAAGAGTTTCTTACTCTATTTTTCAGAACGACTACGGTCAAGATTATATTTATTCAGTTCACTTTGCCTCTCTAATCCAAGAAGAAAAATATGATTTTTCTCTTGACAATGAGAACACTTGATACTATAATGTAGTTCAGCAGTTTGAGAGAGTATTCAAATTGACTATACCTAAAAAGGAGAATTATTATGGGTATTGATTTAGCAAAAATGAAAGAAAAGTTAGATTCGGTTGAAAACCGTGGTGGAAGGAAGAAAGCGTTTTGGCGTCCTGATGATGGCGAAACTGTCATTCGTCTGCTTCCAACGCCCGATGGCGACCCCTTTAAGGAGTTTTGGTTTCATTACAACGTTGGGGAAAATCCTGGTTTTCTGAGTCCCAAAAGAAATTTTGGAGAGGACGATGCTTTGGATGAATTGGTACGCAATTTGTACCGTGAAGGCGGCGAGGATAATCTTCGTTTGGCCAAGAAGTTGAGTGCGCGTCAGCGCTTCTTTACTCCCGTTATCGTGCGAGGCAAAGAAGATGAAGGCGTCAAGGTTTGGGGCTACGGTAAGATGGCTTATAAAGAGCTTTTGAACCTCGTGCTTAATCCTGAGTATGGTGATATTACTGATCCATCCGGAGGAACCGATCTGGTTATCCAATATGGTAAACCAGTTGGAGCACAGTTCCCACAGACTTCAATTACGCCACGTCGTAAGACCAGTCTGCTTTCAAAGGATGAGAACAAAGCTCATGAGTGGCTTGAGTCGATTCCGGAGATTTCGGAGCTATTTGAGCGCAAGACTCCCCAGGAAGTCCAAGGGATGTTGGATGAGTTCTTGCTCAGTCAAGAAGATGCCGAAGGAGTCTCGAAAGAGACAGAGCATTATGTTGCTAAGAAAGAAGGATCTGATGTCGATAAGGCATTCAGCGAGCTTCTGAACGGGTAACTGATACCCTCAACCGCAGGGAGGCACGGGTTTACAGGTGCCTCAATTTTTTTAAAAATAATGCTTGACATTTTAGAAAATGTTGGTATAATATAGATAACCATATTTTATATTTTTGCAATTATGTTAAAAATATAAAATTCTAAATTATATAAGGAGAATTATTATGGGAAAGGCAAGTAAGAAAATGTTAAATATTGATGAAAAAAGACTTTTAAAGCAAGAGAAGAACGTACTACGCGAGATCGAAGACGCAGGTTATCACAATCCTTATGATGATTTTGCTTCTGCGTTTAAAACTGATAATAATAGACGATATGTAAAGTCTCTCAAAGTTATTAAATACGGAGCTATAGAAGAGAATCAAATATCGGTGAATATTCTTGATAAAAAGTACTGCAGGGAGGAGCTGCTTCCTTTGATTGAATTGAACGGACTTGAGAATCCTCCTATAGTTGAAGAAACTGCTGTGCCTGGAAAATATAAACAAATCACTGGGCATCATCGAGCATATACTCTAGATATGATGGGCAAAGGAGTCCCAGTGATTGAGGTAACATCGAATTATAATTGGGTAGACGATGACGTTCCATCAGATATTGATCTTATTCAAGGTATACGTGCGAATCCTCCACGCAAACATCGTCAGTATACAACTGACGATGCAGTGTATCAACTGTCCCGTAGTCTTGAACTTAATCCAACTCAAGACGGACTTAATCCTGCTGGAAAATTGCCGGTTAGGGAAAGTACGAATAATACGTTTGATTTTGACGATTTTATGAATCGTGTTATGGGTAACGAATATTTTCCCTGTAAAGCAACTCGAACAAAGATTCGAAATCGCATACTGAGATGCAGAGTTAGATCAAAATTAATAGACATTGATTTTGGAGAACAAACTAACCATCTTATGCGAATTGGTTGGAATAGTGGGATAAAGCCCAAGGGAAGGAAGCGAAAGGCGTCGACTGATCACTTTGATACGCAAAGACAGGGTATGATAGTGGTAAGCGACGATAATGGTCGCCACGTCGATGAAAAACTGTTCGGAATTGTTAAAAAGTATTATCAAGATCCGGGTTTTCATAACAATCTCGTCAAGAATGGAATTAGATACATTGATATTTTGGGAAGAATTTATAATCCATCGACGGACAAAACTTCATTAGATTCTGCGAGGGATAATTTTAGAAAAAAGATTGTTGCCTGGAAAACTCTCATGGTTCAGATGGGTGTAAATTTAGAAATAAGATATTTAGCCCTTCCAAAGCAGCT